GATCGAGCGCGCCGCGGGGGCGGACGGGACGTTCGGGATCGAGCCGGGCGGGACGGTCGCGTACTGGGTGTCGGGCTTCTCACCGCGGATGTGCGCGAGGGCGTTCTCCTGGAACCACGCGGGCGTCTGGGACAAGCTTGTGGCATGGCGATCCGGGCCCCAGGCGCGGTTCGAGCCGGGTTTCCAATCTACGTGAAATGAACCATCGTTATACGTGCCGAAACCCTTAGCGCCCTCAGAACGGAGCCAGTTCATCGCGTCACGAGCGCGGTCTTCGGAGACACCTTTACCTGAGAAGTCGAAGGCGTCGCCGTGCATGTGCCGGGACGAGCGCGCGCCACCGACCCCGGCATTGTACGACGGGGAGCGATAACCGCTCGTGATCTCGATCTCGGGAAAAATCTGCTGGAAACGGTTGAGCGTGTCGAGGACGCGCTCGTTCATGTGGTCCGTGTGGACGTTCGAGCGGATCGGCATCAGACGCGACCCCCCTTCGGGAGGGTCGGCGCCTTCACGGTCTTGACCTTGGGCTGCTTGACCGCCTTGACCTTGGGGGTCTTCGGCATCTTGATCGCCTTGATCTTCGGGATCTTAATTCCTGCCATCGTGTAGTCCTCAGCCGTTCGGGGAGATGATGTTCTTGGAGGGCTCCGTGTGCGGGGCAGACTCCACGATCTTCATCTCGCGCTGGCTGATGTCGATCCGGTTCGAAGTCTCCAGGTCCTGACGGGTTTCCTTGCGCTGCTTCAGCAGCATGTCGATCTGGGCTTGCATCTCGGCGAGCTTCTGCTTGTGGGCCTGAAGCTCGTTGTGACCCTGGACCTTCTGCATCTGGGAGTCGGCCATCTGCATCTTGGCCTGGGCCTGCATCTGGAGGCTCTGGGCCTCGGCCATGACCTTGGGATCCGGGCCGGGGGGCTTCGCCTCCTGCCACGGGGTCGGGAACCAGCGCTGGAACATCTCGGGCTTGCCCTGGAGCCGGAGCACGTCCTGGACGGCCTGGGCACGACCCTGGGCGCCGACCATCTGGTTGATCAGCGGGTCCTTGGTGACCTCGGTCATCAACTGCATGGCCTTCTGGGCCTCGGCGTCACGCTCGCCCCAGCCGAGGTGAGCCGACGCCTTGGCGACGCGGCCAGCCTGCCACTCGGACGGGTTGCACGTGATGAAACCGCCGGTCACCGGGACGATGTTCTTCCGGTCCTCGTACAGGACGACCAACTCGTACATCTTCATGAAGATCTCGATCAGTGTTTCGGCGAGACCGCGGGCGATCTCCTTCTGCCGAACCTGACCGAGGTTCACGAGTTGCTCGACCATACCGGCGGAGTTCTGCTGGGACAGGGCATCCTTGTTCAAACCCTGGCTCAGCATGCTGATGCCGGTGTTCTGCTCGTGGCGCTGCTGCACGGCCTGGAGCAGGGTGAAGACGTAGGGGTTCAGGCCCGCCTGGGGCAGGGGCGCGATACCGTCGAGGTTATTGACGTTGATCACGCCGCCGATCTGCTGGTTCTTAAGCTCAGCTTCGCGGATGACCGTGCCCTTCTTGACCTGGAGGCGCGGGTTGTTGGTGATCTCGGCGTGCTTCAAGACCTGCCGAGTAATACCCGTGACCATATTCTGAGTATTGATGCACCGCGCGGCGAAATTCTCACCGTAAAGACTGTGCGGGATCGGCAGGGGCACGAACGCGACGAACGGGAAGACCGGGGTCGGCTCGATCTCGACGGTGATGTTGCCGACGCGCACGACCTTGTAGAGGCGCGCGCGGTCGTCGCCCTCCAGCTTGAGCCTGAGGTAGCACTCGTTGACCAGGATCTCGCGGAGCGCGTCCTGGGCGTCCTCGCCGTTCAGGCGGAAACCGGCGTCGATCTGGGAGAACCGCGCGAGCCTCTCCGGGTTCGTCGTGAGCATGTACTCGTCAGAGGCCCACATGTCCTTGAGCTTGGCGGCCTTCTCCGGGTACATCTCCAGGATCTCGTCCAGGGGGACGGTCGTGGAGTGGACGCAAAAATAGTCCTCGCCCAGGTACTGGCGTTCGGCTCGACGTAGAACTCTCGGGGGGCGAGACCTTCGAACTTGACGTGGCTCTGTCCGATCTTCCGGGTGATCGTGCCGAGAAGGTCGGGCNGCCGTCTTCCTCGTTGACGACGATCTTGACGATGTCGTCGTCCTGGCTCCAGGCGTCGAGTTCCTCCTGGACGATGTGCTCGAACGTCCGGTCCTCAAACTCGTAGTGGTTGTGGTAGTAGACCTTCGCGATGGCAGCGCGCGCGATCAGGCCGTCATGAGCGAGGTCGCGGATGATCCGCTCACCCCGGTTGTGGGGCGAGTTGTAGAAGAGCCAGTTGCAGTAGTCGGTCGCGACCTGGGCCATCTGCATGTCGGCCGGGTTGAACGAGTCGAACCGGATCATCCCGGACCCAGCCGAGAAGGTCTGGGTCAACTGGGCCTTCATCATCTGGACGCTGTCGTAGACATCGTTCGAGATGTACGGACTATCGGACAGGCTGATCGGGCGCGGAAGTTCGCCGTTGTAATACTTGACGACCTTCTCGCGCTCCTTGGAGAGCTTGTTACCGTACCAAGCCTTGCTCTCCTCAATCTTGCTGTCGATGAGAGCGCCGACTTCGTCCTTCTTCAGTGGCTTGGTGTCCATGAGTCCTTCAAATAACCGGGCAAATACTGCGTCGGTTATTTAGAAAGGTTGGACATACATATCCTCGGACCACGAGATGATCGACGGCTTGCCCTCGTGGATGTAGTTCGCGAGCGCCAGAGACATCACGCAATCGTCGTGACACTTCACGTCGGCTTCCATCGAGCCGGACGCGGTGACGATGAACGTCTTCATCTCCCTGAGGGTGATCATGTCGTTGATGATGAGATCCCCGGTCCGGAGCGCCTCCTGGAGCCGGGAGATGATCATCGGCTTGGTCTGGGAGTTCGTCCGGAAGCCCAGGTTCTTGGTGTTCTTCTCGCTCTCCACGCCCTCCTGGATCGAGGTCCAGACGTTGGGGTAGTAGAGGTCGTGCTGGAGCCGGGTGACGGTGGCGAAGCCGATCGAGTTGTTCTCGACCGCGATCTTGGCCTCGTTGTAGTAGCGGCCCAGCGCGTCGAGCACGTCGCCGAACCGGCGCGCGTCCACCTTCCCGCGCCAGATCCCGACCTGACGCTTCTCCGAGTCGAGGACCTGGGCAACGCTCCAGTCCCCGTTTTTCGAGGCCCATCGCCACGTCGGCGCCGATCACGTAGCTCTCGTTCGGGTCGAGGTCCTCGTAGACCACGAGTTCCCCACGCGGCATCGCCTCCCAGGTGCCGTCCACCTGGAGCGACAGGGTCTTGAGGACCGGGGGCGCCTCCGAGATCATGTCGGCGACGATCTGGGGCGAGAACACCGGCATGCCGGAGGCCAGGAAGGCTTCCTCGGCGGTCGCTGGGTACTCGACCTGGAACTTCTGGGGGGTGTCGGCCGCGGCGAGCTTCATGCGCCGCCACGCCAACTGGCCCATGGAGAGGCCGAACTTCTCGACCAACTCCGTCTCGCCGATGGTGGCTTCGAACGGGACGAACTCACCCTCCGGGAGGCAGTATTCCTCGGAGTCGAACCAGGGCGCGAAGAACACCTCGAACCCGTTCGCCGGGGCGCCGTGGTAGAGGTCGTAGAACGGGCCGGAGACGCCGTCCGCCGTGCTCTCCAAGATCACCACGGTGTCCGGGACGTTGGGTACAGCCTGGAGCAAGGCGTTCATATTCTGGTGCGCGGAAGACTTCTGCCAGAACGCAACCTCAGATCCCCAGACGAACTGGAGCGTCTCACCGCGGCCGAGAGCATCACCGCCTGCGGTCGCCAGTGCAATGGCCGTGTCGAGCTTGTCGAAGACGAGTTCCTTGCGCGACGAATACCGCTCCGTGGGACGCATCATGGGATGCATCTCGCGGTGGGTGCGCTTCATCATCTCAAAAAGTGAGGTCGTAGCCTCGCCTTTATGCGCGACGACGAACGCCTTCTTCGCCTTGCGGTGGCTCAACCAGTGGTACGCGAACGCGGCGACGAACGTGGACAGACCCTGCTGACGGGCCTTCAGCACGATCAGCCGGACCTTGCCCGTGCGATCGTACTGGTCCTTGATCTTCGCCAGGAGCGACTTCTGGACGGTGTTGAGCTTGAAGGGGAGCGTGTCGCCCGCCTTCGTGCGGATTTTTACGAAACGGTTGCAGTAGAGTTCGAAGTCGTGAAACAGACGCTCGCGCAACAGCCTCTCGGCGTCACTTAGACTCATCTGTGATCGGCGTCGTCCGGACCTCTTCCAGCATCATGGCCCAGTTGTCCTGCTGGGCGATGTTGACCTCGGACTTCAAGGCGGGCTTCGACTTGGTGAATTCGAGGATGGTTTTCAGGAGCATTGCGCGATCACGGAGCGCGCCAGGGGCTGCGGCGAGCTTGATCATCTCCGACATGGCGAAGGCCGCGATCGGATCCGTCTCCTTGATGCTGGCAATCAGCACAGAGATGTCTTCATCGGTCATGACGTTATTTAGAATGCGCTTCCGGAGCGCCTCGATCTCGTGCTTCCGGAAGCCGTCCGGGACGCCTGGAGGCTTGCCGAGACGACCGGGGGGCGCGAGCGCCTTGATCTCGGCGAACGAGCGCGAGTGGTAGGCGCGCCAGCCGGGCACGTCGTAGTAGCCGCGCGCTGGGCCGGTCCCGACCTTCCGGGGGATCGGGGCGGCCTTGCGGCGGTTCGGGTGCTTGATCCCGCTGGTGAGAACGGGAGGGGGCTGGAGCGCCCCCTCTACGATCACGATGTGCTTGCCGTCCCCGACGTGGATCACGGCTTCTTCTTCCCGCCCTTCCGGCTGCCGGTGCCGCGTGCGTGCTTCAGGGTACGAGGACGCGAGCCGGTGGCCGCCTTCTTGGCGGACGCCGCCTTGGGAGCGGCCGTCTTCTTGGCCGCCGGGGCGGACTCGGGCTTCTTCGGCCGGGTGAAGACCTGCTGGGCCCGTTCGGAAGTCGCCCGCGTGGCCCTGGCCTGCTGCTCCTGGGCGTGAGCCTGCATGGCGGCCTCCATGGCCTCACGCATGGCCGGGGGCGCCGTGCGGGCGTTGATCGTCCGGCCCGCGGTCGTCTCAGTCGGCTCGATCACCACCTCGGGATCGGGGGCGATGTTCTGGACCTGCTTGGACGAGCGGGCGCGGGTGATCTCCTCCGGGCGCGCATTGGCCTCGGCGACCTGGATGGCGCGCCAGATCTGGGAGCGCTCCAGAGCGGCGCGATCGGCCACGGCGCGGGGCACGTTCGGGTTCTGCGCGATCGAGGCGGACGAGCGGTGATGCTCATGGAGCACGTCGAGCATCGGCCGGTTCTCGGCGCGCGCCTGGGCGGCCACGTTCTCGATGACGGAGCCCTCGGACATCGGCACCATCTCGGCCGGGCCGGTCGGGCGCGGACCCGTGGGCGGAGCCATCGGTCCACGCGGCATCGGGCGCGGCGGCGCGTTCCCCACACCCAGGGCCTCGGCCAGGGACGGCTGGGGCGCCGGGGGCGGAGCGTAGCCGACCGGACGTGGACCGGGGACGGGAGCCGGGGCCGGAGAAGTCTGCGGACCGGCCGGGTGGACGGGCTCATCCCCGACACCCGGACGGACCGGGGCGGGCTCACCGGCACGACCGGCCAGAGCCTCCATGCCGCCGAACCGGCCTGCGGCGTAGCCCAGCGGGTTCGAGAACTGACCGTCGAGGCCCAGGGCCTTCGCGCCGACCTTACCGGCGACCTTGCTGAGCGCCGCGGCGCCACCGACCGTGGCCAGGGCCACCGGGTTCGCCATGCCGAGGGCGGCTGCACCACCACCGATCGCGGCGTGAGCCACCTTGTCGCCCACGAGCTTGCCCGCGGCACCCCATCACGGCATCAACCGGGCCGGTCGGCGCCTTGCCGTCCGACGACTTGCCGGCGAGGTAGTTCATGCCGTTCTGGTCGCGAAGC